TGAGAGAGATATAAATAACTTAACTACAACTCCTCTCCAAATTATTCAATTCACTTTTCAAAATTTTATGTTCACTTCAATTCCTTCAGCTCGTACTTCAGATGCTATCGAAGCAATCAACGTAAACCCATTCACTAAGGTTGTAAACCTTAGGTTCACCAATGGATATGAGTACAAGTACTCAAACGTCAGCAGAGCTAAGATTGTAAATCTTATGCTTAACCCAAACATGAGCTTCGGCTTCTGGGTTCAAGACTTAAGCAAGAACGCAGTGAGAGCATTGTCTTACCTAAGAGGTAACACTGTTGCTACTGGCAAACTTTGCTATGAGCAAACAGGCATTGGCTACGCCACTGATTCACTACCTTTCTAGGTAGTGTTAGCGTCTGGGTATTTACTTGCGGTTCAACTCCGCAAGGACGCTGTTACATACTTACTACGTAAGATATGTATTCTGTCCACATTCGCACCTAACTTATGCTAGTCCACATCACAAAAAAATCAGCTAATGCCAAGACAGGTGCAATGCCTGTTACCACTACGGAGGAATCATCATGCCCATCAACGTGTCCACACCTACAATCCGGAGGATGCTACGCCAAGTCAGGACCTGTCTCTTGGCACTGGAAAAAAGTGAGCCAAGGATTGAGAGGTGGTACTTGGGATGAGCTTACAACTTACGTTAGTAAGTTAGACAAGGGTCAGCTCTGGCGTCACAACCAAGCTGGCGACCTTGGTTATACCAAGGCACAAGGACGTGAGTACATTAGGCTTGACTTACTTAAGTCATTGGTCGATGCTAACAAGTCCAGTGGTGCCAAGGGTTACACCTACACACACCACCAGCTACATACCCACAACCTCGAGGCTATCAAATACAGTAATCGCAATGGATTTACAGTCAACGCCTCATGCGATAGCATGCAAGCCGCAGATGACGCGATAGCCGCCGGTGTTCCTGCCGTATGTGTTGTTGACAATAGTCAACCAGTACCAGCAAGGACGCCAGCAGGCACAAGGGTTCTAGTATGTCCAGCTCAAACATCCGACACTAACTGTAAGGACTGCGGCATATGTCAACAGTCCAACCGTAAATGTGTTGTTGCATTCTTAGCACATGGTAACGGCGCAAATAAAGTTAATGCTAAATTGTCCACATTAGTACACAACAAGGAGGTTGCTTAATTGAAAAAACATTTGTATGTTATCTATAAAGATGATCACACAGATACTAGCCATATCAACGACTTGACCCATGCAAACTTAATAAGTAATGGGTATAAAGTTATACATTCAGAGGCTGGTTATACATCAACCAGAATTGAATATCAAAAGTAGTTAAGTTATAGTTAAATAATATAATTAAATAATCCCGAGAACCTAGGCTATGACTGGGTTCTCTCTCTTTTTGTAAATTTCCACAATCACACACTCATCACAATCAAGGACGCCACAATCATACACAATCATCACAAGCATGGACGCAAGGACGCAAACAAAACCGAAAACTAAACGCAAGGACGTACCCACTTACCCAGAGCCACAAGGCGACCCATCCTATTAACCACCACCCAAACATTATGAAAACTATTTCTATTCAAGTAAGCGACAAGCACCACAGTTTATTAACTCGTATTGCTGCTGCTGATCACCGTAGATTAAGTGATTTTAATTATCTAATCTATGGAAACGGACTCGACATGTTCTTTTGTGAACGATCAGTTCACGTTAAAAAAGAAGCTGATGAATATACCAAGGAAGAAAAGAAACAACAAGCCATTAACAAAAAGGTAGAGAAATCAACATCACGCAGCGGTTGGGAAGAAAAAGGTTGGGAGCATGTAAGTGATTACCTGTACAACTATGACAAACCAGATGGTGAAAAGGATTTCGTTACCAAATTAGCTAATGAAATAGAAACACTTGCATTCAAGGAGGAAGTATGAGCTTTCAATTCGGACCAACACCAAACCCAGAGGAATCCCTCATGGAAGTCTATCACTACAAGAACGCAGTCGATGACTACGAAAGAGACGGAGCATTACAAGACAGCCCAATGCTCAAGCACTGGTTTGTTATCAATGTATGCGATGTACTACTAGGCGAAGACGCAATGTACAAGTACTCACCCCAAGAACTATTTGAAAAGCTCGAAGAATACAGCAAGGACGCTTCAGCATGGAGCGATATGTGCGAAGAGCATGAAATAGGCAAGCTTGGCGACGACATGGAATATCAACGACAGTGCAGCTACTAATGGAATACGACGACCTCATGAAAGAAGCGGAAGAGCATAACAAAAAGATGCACCGCACAAAAGACATCAATGTAAATGACTGTCTCACGTATGAAGACAGGAACGCAATAGCCCAGATCATAGACAAGCGAGTAGCTAAAGAATATGGTGACATGTTTCCATTTCACTGGTCATTCACCTGTTCAGGGCACTTTATCTGCTAATTTGCCCTCTCAGATTCGCCTGTAAGGTGCCTAAAAATATCTAGCAATACATTCCTATCCCTAAAAACACACCCTGACTAGCAAACAGTCATAAAACCCTTTGCCTCTTCACAAGCATCACGCAAGGACACAATGACTCACACATTGACTTACAAGCCTAAGGATTCCCTTATGTTTCATCAGCATACTTATGCTGGATTTCAAAATGACGAGGACGCAGCTTGGCACGCCAAAAGATTCTGCGACCAATACGGATACACACTTATAAACGTAGAAAAAAATGAAGCGTAAATACTATCCCAATAACTGGGCTGCTATCAGTAGCTGTCCTGCATCCTATTTTCCTGAGATGCTCTACGAAGATTTTGAAGATTGGAAGATTTATGGTTATCAATTACCTAGCTCTCACTTCGGCATCGTAAGAGTCGAAGACATGGACACAGGCAAGATTGAAGAATACACATATAAGTCTGAGCATCACACGAAGCAAAGAATGAAAAAAGAAATGAAGAAGAAAAATACACACGTAACTTTAGCAACTATGGAAGGGGTCTATCACCTCATGCCTAACCCACTCGACTTTAACAATCCATGAACGAACAGACATTTACTAGAAAACTAGAACAACTTGTAACATTAATAGACATTCACCCTAATCGTGAAGAAATATTACAGCTCATGCAAGAACAGGTAACAGATGATACCGAATTGGCTGCATGACTAGGTAAAAATAGCTATTATATCGGTGTTGTTAACTCACCCTTAACCTCCAATGTAAACTATGTTACAAACGCATGCAATTATTCTCTCGCAAGAACTTGTATGTCGGCTATGACGACGACAAATTCTGTGATTTTTCCATCCACCTTGGTAATTTTCTGATAGAATACCAATGTCCAGCCTCTAAATCTAATGAGCGACCCATTCCGCCCGATTACAGATGCCCAAACTGCACGCCTTCTGAAGGCGATGGAGCTGTTCAGGAGTTATGACCCTGAAATACCAGCTCAGGTAATTAGCGTCTTTCTTTATATTGCTAGTCACGATGACTGCTCGAAAGTGCAGCTTCAAGACAAGGAAGTAGGACTAAACATGCCTAGTGCTAGTGCATCACGTAATACGGACTGGCTTTCTCACAAGCATCGGCTTGGCAAACGTGGACTTAATTGGGTCGTGAAATATCGTGACCCAACTGATTTGCGTAAGCAAATTATGAAGCTATCACCTCAAGGTGTGCTTCTTGTAAAACAACTACGGGACATCCTCTATGGCTAAAAAAGCTACTTGGAAAGAATGTAGAGACTACACACTACGTCGACACCCAGCTTGGGTATCAGGCGGAGGACGTAAGTCAGCTATTCTCTATTCAGGTAAATTTACAGCAAAACCTATTAATCACTCAGAATCATTTGACCCTACAAGGATCACAATGAGAATGATGCTCGATGACTGTTACGAACTAAAGGCAGAAGGCATGAAGAATGCTTCTATCAATCGTTACATCTCGGCAGTATCTAAAGTGCTTAAGTTCTCTCAGGAGATGGGTCTATTATCTCAGGACTGGACAGTCCCTAGATTTAAAAGATTTAAGGAAGCTGAAGATGCTCAAGAAAGGAATGCTTATTCTGCTCAAGACATCAAGGACATGGTTACTCATGCCCGAGACAATCTTATGCACGATGATTTAGCAGACATAATTCTGTTTGCTGCTCTATCAGGTATAAGACAAGGACGAATCTTAGCTCTAAAGGCTGATGATATCGACTTTGAAAACAACATGATACGTGTCACTAAACCAAAGAACAAGAATGTTCCAGCTCGTTATTGCGGCTTACATCATGCTTTAAAAGACATGCTTGTACGAAGGTGCAACGAAGGTAGATACAACTTGTTTGGCGATGACTGGACAACTACATCAAGTGAGCCAAGAGCTGACAAAGTACGTACAGCATTTAATAAATGTAAGCGTTTCATCAATAAAGATGGATATGCTTATACATTTCATGGCTTGCGTCATACCTACGGCACGATGATGATTCAATCAGGTGTCAACATCAAGGACGTTGCCCATCATATGGGACACTCCTCAACACAGGTAACAGAAAAGTACCTACACGCAGCAGACAAACAACTTGCTGCTCAAGTGAACTCTATAGAATGGTCTGCGGATCTTGCTATTGCATAATCCAAATGATCCGTAGATTTCAATATCAACACTTTTTACAAGAATTTTGAAGGTTTTAAGTCGGTCAGCTACAATAAAAAAGCGCGAGATCCCTTGGGAGTGTGGCGGAATTGGTAGACGCGCCGGACTTAAAATCTTCAGTAGATTCTAGTACTTAGTGGACAGGGTTTAGTTTAAAAGCTAGACCCTTACTTAATTATATAACTGTACGAGTATGTACAGAAATCCGCTAAATTATCTACCGAGCATGCTAACCGAAAAACAGATAGAAGATCAGCAGGAATTCGAGCGTAAATGTATAAGTGGTGGACTAGAAAAACTCCGTAATAACACTACAAAGTTAGAGGAGAAGACCTATGCTTCCGCCACTGTTTATGGCTCATCATTTGTTAATTCCATATTGCCTCATTTAATTGCTTATATAGATAAGAAAAAAGAAAAAGCTAAAAAACAAGGAGCACATCTAGGTGTAATTGTTCACAAGCATCTGATCCCAGTAGAGTCTGATTTGCAGTCACTTCTTACATGTAAAGTCGTGTTTGATCATGTCTTTTCTCCTGTAGCTAAAAAACATAGTGTGACTACTATTGTCACAGCTATTGGTGCAGCTATTGAGGGTGAATGCCAAATGAGATACTACGAAACAGAATGTCCAGCTTTATTAGCAACACTTAAAAAGAATTATTGGCATGAAGCCAAAGGCACTGAAAGTAAAAGAGTAAGCATTCAAACCTTGATGCACAAAACTAATATATCTCCATGGGTTCATTGGAATAAAGATACAAAGATCAAGGTCGGAATGTTCTTATTAGATTGTTTAATGGAAATATCTGGTTGGTTCGAGAAAGACCATATAAGAAAGGGTAACAAAACAATAAAAATTATTTTACCTACTGAAAAAGTTATTAAACAACAAGATGACATCATGCGTATGGCTGAATTATTCAGTCCACTTGCTAAACCTATGCTTATCCCTCCACGTAATTGGCATGCTTTGCAAGACGGTGGTTACTATTTAAACGACTTGGTAAAGTGCCACGAATTAATTAGAAGGAGCAAGCACCAACTAATACAGGGAGAAATTCCCTACCAGTTCATTAATAAAATTCAGAAGGTTTCTTACAAGCTAAATCCTTTCATTGTAGAGGTTGCGAAGGAACTAGAAGAGAAAGGAATTAGTGTAGGAAAGTTTAGACCTGTTATCCAACATATTATCCCTCCAAAGCCAGTTGACATAGCAACAAATGAACAGGCAAGAAAAGAATGGAGAAAGAGTGCAGCAATAGCTAGAAACAAACAAGCTGCTGAAGTACGTAAGTCTTGCAGAACTCGCATGACCATGGACGTAGTAAGAGAGTTTGAAGGTAAAGAGTATTACATACCTTGGAGTTTTGACTACCGAGGACGTGTGTATCCCATACCAAACCTATTAACACCACAAGATACCGACTTTGGAAAAAGTCTGATTCTCTTCAATGAAGGTACAGAGATAACTGAGAAGGGTATGGAATGGATAAAGTTTCAACTAGCTACTACGTATGGTTTAGATAAAGCAACCATGAAAGATAGGTTGGAATGGATAGATGACTACGAAAACAAAGCTTTAGTAGAGCGTGTATGGCGTGATCCTATTGGTAACATTGCTGACTGGGAAAATGCAGATGAGCCATGGTTGTTTTTAGCTGCTTGTAACGAATGGTACGAGTTGTTTTACGAGCATCGCTTTCACACACATCTACCTGTAGCAATAGACGCTACATGTAGTGGTCTACAGATTCTCGCCGGTCTCGCTAAAGACGCCTCCACAGCTCGCATGGTAAATGTCTTAGGGAGTGAAAAACCCCAAGATGCGTACGCAACCATCGCTTCAAGGAGCATGGAGGCAATACCTGAAAGATTACGTCCGCATTGGGATAGAAAAGCCACCAAAAGGTGCGTTATGACTATACCCTACAATGCTAAACCCTTTTCTAATAGGTCGTACATTAGAGAAGCTTTTAAAGATAAAGACGTAGACGTAGAGAAAGAAGAGTTAACTTCATGTGTATCGGCTGTGAGAGCAGCTATGGAACAAGTAGTTCCCGGTGCAATGGACGTGATGAAATGGATAGAAAAAGAAATATCTAGATATATAAAAGCTGGTAATGAGGAAGTTAAATGGTTAACACCGTCTGGTTTTCCTGTTACTCAACGTTTGATGAAGAGAGAAACAAAGATTATTCAAACTCAACTTATGGGTAGATGTAGATTAGCTGTTGCTGGATCTGAAGCTGGTGTTGATTTAAAGCATCACAAAAATGCAACCGCTCCCAATCTAATACATTCATTAGATGCATCTCTTCTTCACCTTGCAGTCATGGACGTGGATTTTCCAATTGCATTGATACACGATTCAGTTCTATGTAGAGCTACTGATATGTGCAAACTGTCCACTTTAGTACGTAAAACTTACATGACTCTGTTTGCAGAGCATGAACCCCTAACCGACTTCGCCCTAGCAATAGGAGCTGAAGAAAACCCACCGATTATTGGCGACTTAAAACCAGAAGCCGTAATTGATTCACAATACTTTTTTTGTTAATGAGAAACATACACGTAACACCCGAGCCTGTAACCCTTGAAGGTTATCAAGCTGTGTTAAAGCCAAGCAAGTTTGGCTATTCATTAAAAGCGATAGTAGGAGATGACATAATCTCCACGCTAGAAACAGAGCGAGAAGACTGCCTTAAATGGGCAGAGTCAAAGCTAAAGAATCCAAAGAGATCAACACTAAAACCTACCCCATGGGAAGAAGTTAGCGATGGTAAATACCTAATTAAATTCTCTTGGAGTGATGAGAAGAGACCTCCAGTTGTAGATACTGAAGGGACTCCTATTACAAATACAGAAACACCAGTATATTCAGGCAGTAAAGTTAAGCTTGGATTTACTCAGAAGCCATACATACTTAGAGATGGCGTGACCTATGGCACATCACTTAAGCTGAGCGGAGTTCAGATAGTGAGTATTCAGTCAGAGGTAGGTGTAGACACAGGTGACTTAGACGAAGCAGGCGTAGCAGAGATGTTTGGAAATACTGCTGGATTCAAGGCACAAGATCCTAACGTTAAGGTTATTGATACAGCTCCTAGCTCAGTAGAAGATGACTTCTAATGGGATTTCGATCAGGGCTAGAAGAGAAAGTAGCTGACTTATTAGTACAACTAGATGTTGACTATGAATACGAAGAGGTTTCATACCCTTACGTTATAGAGCACAGCTATACTCCTGATTTTGTATTACCAAATAACGGAGTAATACTAGAGGTTAAAGGGTATTGGGACCCACCATCTAGACGCAAGATTAGACAAGTAATCAAGGATAACCCAACAATAGATTTACGTATGGTCTTTCAAGATCCATACAAACGTATCTCTAAGCGCAGCAAGACAACATACGCAAAATGGTGCGAGCGATATCAAATATTATGGTGCGCCGCTCATTGCATACCAGTTGATTGGTTGAAATGACAGCAGAGTTTTTAAGACATGAGCCATGTGAAGTATGTGGCTCATCTGACGCGAAAGCAATATATGACGACGGCAATACATTTTGTTTTAGTTGTCAGAACTTAACCAGAGAAAACGAGGTTAATCACACACATAACATGCCCACCAATGTTCAATTCAAAGGATCAGCCCAAAGGCTGCAAAAACGAAACATCAGTGAATCAACCTGTCAGCACTACAAAGTCTACAGGGATGGAGAACTTTTACGCTTCCCTTATTACGGCAGCAACAAAACACTTCAAGGGTTCAAAACAAAAACCAAACTAAAGGACTTCAAGTATGAAGGAAACACTACTGACACTCTTTTTGGTCAGTCTCTTATTCCTTCTACTGGTAAGCGCATTATGGTTTACGAAGGAGAGATGGACGCACTATCGGGTTGGGAAGCTTACCCCAACTGGGCGCATGTATCGCTACCTCACGGAGCTGCGTCAGCAAAGAAGGATATACAGAAGCAACTACAGCTTTTTCAAGGTTTTGAAGAAATTATCCTTTTCTTCGACAAAGATGAAGCCGGTCAACTGGCGACAGAAGCAGTGGCTGCGATCTTACCGTCTGGCAAAGTTAAGATTGCTCATTTACCAGACCCGTACAAAGATGCTTCTGACGCATTGCAGAATAATGACGCAGAAGCGATTAGGAAAGCTATCTGGAACTCTTCGCCGTATCAGCCGGACGGGATCGTCGAAGGACAATCGCTCTTAGAATTAGTAACTAACCCTAGTCCACCATGCGACTTTGAGTACCCATTTGTAGGACTACAAAAGTTAACTCATGGTTGTAGATACGGAGAACTTACTGTTATTAGCGCAGGTACAGGTCAGGGAAAAAGTACGCTAACAAGACAGATGGCGACTCACTTCTTAGACCAAAAAGAACGTGTAGGTTATATAGCTCTGGAGGAATCAAATAGACGGACAGCTTTAGGACTTATGTCTGTAGCTACTGGTAAAGCATTACATCTTGGAGAACATACCAAGGAAACATTACAAGAAGCATATGACTACACCCTCAAAGACTGGAACCTCTTCTTATATGATCACTTCGGCAGTGCTGATCCTGACATTATTTACAGTCGGATTGAATATATGGCACTCGCGCTCGAAACGAAAATCATCTTCCTCGACCACCTATCCATATTGATATCAGGTCTTGATGGAGACGAGAGAAAAATGATCGACACCACCATGACTAAGCTTAGAAGTTTAGTTGAACGAACAGGAATAAAACTCTTCTTGGTATCTCACTTACGTAGAACACAGACAGATAAGAACCATGAAGAAGGAGCAAGGGTAACTCTTGGACAACTGAGAGGATCCGCTTCCATAAGCCAACTAGCAGATGAAGTTTGGGGGTTAGAAAGAAATCAACAAACTGAAGCTGAAGACGTAACTATTTTACGACTGTTAAAGAATCGCTATTCGGGCGAGGTCGGTGTTGCATGTCATTTGAAATACAACAATGAAACATGTAAATACGATGAAACTACGGACACAATTTTCAATCCCAGCACAGACTTCTGAGCTGAAGAAACCCAACCCACCCTCTAAACAAGCAAAAAAGAAAGCCAAGTTTAAGGATAAAACTTATGCAGGAAAACCAAATGCTCGTGTTTGACTGCGAAACTAACGGACTACTACATGACGTTTCTACAATACATTGCATTGCCATCTACGACTCCCAAAAGGAAGAAACCTTCGTATTTAATGATCGAGGTAGTAACTGCCCACCGATCACGGAAGCTTTACATTGGCTATCCTCGGCTGATGTCATTATTGGTCATAACATTATTGGCTACGATATACCTGTTCTTCGGAAAACTTACTCTTGGTTTGAGCCTAGTAGGAATGTTCTTGATACTCTTGTTTTATCTAGGCTGTATCATCCAAACTTGATGGAGATAGATAAGAGAAGAAATGTACCAAGGATGCCTATGCAATTATATGGCAGACATTCCTTAGAAGCTTACGGCTACAGACTAGGAGAATATAAAGGAGAGTTTGGAAAGACTACAGACTGGCAGAGCTGGTCACAAGAAATGCAGGATTACTGCGTACAAGACGTACACGTTACCACCAAATTATGCGAACACTTCCGCCCATTAATGACGCGGCAAGGTTAGAACACCAAGTCGCAGAAATATTAACCGAACAAGAAATACATGGATGGACATTTAATGAACAAAAAGCTCAGCAACTTGAGTCACATCTCAGAAGAGAGATGGAAGAACTTACTGAAGTACTTCGGAACCAATGGACTCTCATTGGAGGAGCGTTGTTCACTCCTAAACG